GGTTGGCTTCTTTCTATGAAGGCGGATGGCTGCAATTCAAAGACCATCGAGTGACATGGATCCCCTGCAGCGCTCTTACTCCCGTCGCTCTTTACTGCCGGTAGAGCAGCAAATTATTGATGCGTTAGGTCTTACGTTAGATGAGTATTGGGAATTCTGTCGATTAGCGGACTGTAAGGCAAAGGAGCGAGGGCAAGAGTATGCGCTTATTCCAGAGATCAGCGCAACAGGTGAACCGCTGACTTCAGCGCAGATAGCAACCCTTGTTCTCAGTTTTGTTTTTTCAGCAGCCTCTGTGCTGCTAGCGCCAAAACCGCCAAGTCTTGAAGAAGCTCCTGCTCCAATCCGAACTCCAGACGTTCGTGGTCAGACGAGATTTGCTGAGCTGTATAGCTTTGAAGGTTTACAGGATCTTGCCACATTAGGCAGCATCATCCCGTTGATTTTTGCCCGACGTGATGACGATAAAGGCACTGGTGGCATCCGTGCCAAGGGCCTGCTTATCTGGTCTCAACTTCTTAGCAAGGGCTCGCACCAAGAGCTAAAGATGCTTACAGCGCTGGGTATGTCCAGTCTGGGGCTTGGAGCGACACCCGACGCAGAAGGTCTTGCGGTTGGCGATCAACTTTTGCGTAGCTACCAAGAAGCACGGTATAGAGCATATTTTCTGGACAACAAGGCTGAGCCGAGGGCGCAGCGTGTCACCAAATTAAATTCTTTTGCTGGAGACCTAACGGAAAAGGGCAACGACGATATTTATCTGGCCTTTGACCGCCTTACGGCAGCTGACGGAGTATTTACGAGTGGAGCGAGAACGCCAAGCTCTCAGCGCAGCTTTGGTTGTCACTCTCCAATCTCAAACGGCGCACCGTATTTTCCGCCTTACGACCTCGTTCAGGTCTTTGACGACGAGGCTTCGTTAATAGAAAAACGCGCCAAGATCAACGGCCCTAAAGGAACAGGCCACTCCAAGGCGTATAGCTCACGCCAAGGCATGGTGTTGCTGGAACGTAATGGGTCAACCGTATATGACCCAGTTGCTTCCGGGGCAGACACGCAAAACATTAGCGTCGACGATACGTTGACCTTTAAGTGTTCTTCTGAACGCGAGGACACAAAGCTGTTCCCACCTCACGGCGTTGAAGACATCAACACAGCGATTGATGAGCGCATTTCAATTACCGACTCGTTAATCAACGTTGGGGATCTCTATGCGTTTGGTAGCTCAATTATCAAATGTACGGAAGCGCCTAAGGTTAAACCTTACGAGCCAGGCGATCCGTCTAAAGAGTACAAGTTTACTTGCATCGAAGCCGGGGCTGGATATTTTATTGGTGCGGACAACGATCCTGAATTTGAGGGCAATGCACCATTTGGGCAACACCTGCAAAGAATTGATATTGCAACGGTTACTAACAATCGTAAGTGCGACCAAACCGAGATTGGCATAAAAAGTGTTGTCTACAAAAGGATTGATGGCTTTGCAAATGTAAACTCCGAGCCACCTACAGGCATTCTTGAAGAATATGAAGAAGATAAGCAGTCGTTCTCTCTAGGACGTGTATCAACGTTCCAGTCGCGTTACAGCTTTTTCAAGATTTTGTACCGGCCTGTAGGTGCTTCTAATTTTATCGACATCTCTTCTGAGCAAATTTTTGCGGTCAGGGGCAGCAACACGCAGCCGCAATACAACAGCTTGTTGATCTCACACCCGAGAGGCCAGTACGAGTTCAAGATTTTACCGTTACCGGGGAGTACAGCAGACTTCTTGCATATTGCTCCAGCTGGGCAATCAAATCCAGTTCACGTCTTGACTGGCCAGGGATTTGGACAGGTTTATCACAGCAGTGATATACAGATTGGGTACACAGGCAACGAGTATTTTATTACAGACAGGAAAGCATCGAACGACGAATTTATTTTCAAGCAAGTTATTTCAGGTACTGAGCAAGAAGGATCAGTTATTGACCTTGACGTTTATTCAGATGGGGAAGCATCAAAGGATGCTGTCTACACGGCGATCGAAGATGCAAGAGTTGAGCCAAACCCTGTTGGTACGAATCTTTCAGGCTTAATTTACGGTGTCGCGGTTGACGCAAATCAGTCAAACCAAAACATAAACGGCATCGGTGTTTACAACGGACAAAGCGTGCCTCTCGGCGTTGAGTATCAGTACAACACAGGTCAAAGCAACATTGTTGGTACGATCCCAGCAATTAACGAGTTTCAAGTTAGTGACCAAGCGCAGTACAGCCAGTCTTCAGGCTCTGAGTATTTTGTTGAAGTAGACGCTGGCGGAAGCCTGGTCGAAGCACGTTTTAATGGGGCGTTGGTAAGTACGCAAACGCAAGATCCAAACAATGCTGCATCTCTCGCTGACTCGACAAAAATTTACAGGGTAGAACCAAATGGCCAGCAATTTGTAATCAACCAAACTGCTGAATCTATTGATGATGCTGCTGAAGGTGAGCAGTTCCAGCCAAATCCAGGCAGTCAATACGGTGCGCTTTTCGGCGTTTGGGTAGACGATCTAACAGGCAATAAAAATGCCTTCTGGAACGGAACTCTCCTTAGGGAGCAAGGAATTCCTTTGTACGAGGATGGGGAGGAAGAGTTTGACGCTAGCAACATTGCTTATGTAATTGTTCGCCCGCATAGGCTGACTATTGCGGGCGGTAAGGTTCATGCTATCAAGCGAAAAGTAAGAACTCCTGCAGGTCAACCAAAATACTATCGTCGCATTCAAAAGGGAAGTCTGAGCGAGATTGAGCCTGCATATAACGTGTATGGCATTGCTAAATATGAGTTTGACCACGATAAGTTTGACTTCCGATATGTGCCTGCAGAATATGCGCCTCAAAACGGAGGAAGAGCGGGCTCAGGCACTGGTCTTCGTTTAAATGCGTCAAGCCTGGCGGCAGATCACTGGCAATGGAACATTGCTGATGGCGGCTCTGGGTATAAACAGGGCGATGTAATTGATTTTGAATTCGTTGATGGGACTGTAGTCGCAGTCAGGGTTGAAGAGATTAAGACTGTTTTGACAGCTGGAGAGCAAAGGGATCCACTTAACTTAAAAGATGCGATTGCGGATTATCCAAAATACGACGTTGAAAAGACCAGCCATCAAGATGGTCCTGAACACGAGATCGTTTACGTCAATGAGCTAAGAAGAGAAGATGTTGCTCCCAAGTACGAAGACCTTTCGTTGCTTGGACTGCGTGTTTTGGCTGGCAAGGATTGGACGACGATGGGTCAGTTCAGCGCGTACATCCAGCAGGGCATACAGGTGGAGCGGTTGATCACTGATGCTGGCGTAAGCACGTCGTCTCTTACCGCTTCAACAAACAACTTTGCGGAGATTGCGTACAACCTTTTGGTCAGTCCACGGCTTGGTGCGGGCAAGCGCGTTCCACGTAATACGGTAGATAGAACAGCAATGGAGCTTGCGGCGAAGTTTTGCAGAGCAAACGACTTTACGTTTGACGGAGTGATCGGTGAGCGCACCAAAGTCCGTGAGTTTATTTTCAATTACGCAGCCCTGAACTTTTTGGACTTCACCATCAAGGGCGGCAAGTTTTCTTTGACTCCTGCGGTGCTGTACGACGGAAACCACAAGATTGACAACGGACAAGACATCGAGCAAAGCATCAAGGCTTTGTTTACTGACGGCAACATGAAAGACCTTCAGGTCAGCTTTTTGCCGCCCGAGCAGCGTCAGCTATTTAAGGCAACGCTTTCGTACCGCGAAGAAGTTAAGAACGGCTTCTCGTCCCAAAAAATGATTCAAGTCCGTTTTGATGACACCAAAGGCGGTTCTGAAGAGGATCCAGAGGAGTTTTTGGACATGACGGAGTTCTGCACCAGTGCTGCCCATGCTTTGAAGGTGGCTAAATACCGTTTGTTGGTACGGAAGCACACAGATCACACGATCACCTTTAAAACAACTCCCAGCTCTGCATTAGGTCTTGAGGCAGGTAGTTACATCAAAGTGATTTCTGACGTTACGCACGCAAGTCGTTTCAACAATGGCAGCGTCGATGCGTTTGGCGGCATCACCTCAAGCTCCGCGTTTACGGATGGAACGCACAAGGTTTACTTTTGGAAGCCTGAAAACTCAACAGTGGAGGAAGGCAGCCTGATTGTCGAAGGCGGCAAGGCAACTAACTCTGAACTCTTTGGAACGGTGTTCACCAAATTTATCGTTGAGGCCGATAAAAAGAGGGTTTACAAGGTTGACAGCTTGACGATTGACGACGAGGGATACGTGGATATTGGAGCGACTCATCAACCCCTGACTGACTCAGGTTCATTGGCTACACTGGACTTTAACGATACCCAGTTTGTTTCCACTGGAATCTGATGGCTGCAGTGAGCTTCCCAGCCTTGGTGCCAAGCAGCCGTTCTTACGAGCCGGGTGTTTTTCCTGAGACGCAGTTCCAGGCACAAAACGGGGCCGTGGTGCGGGTTCGTTATGGCAATCAACGAGCAGGAAGCCGCTTGAGCCTGACGTTTGCAAATATCACCGATACCAACGCATCACTAATTCTGCAGAACTATGTAGACGTGATGGACGACGATAACTATGCCGAGTTCACCAGCAGCAATGTGGCAGCTGGGGCGGGTGATTCGTTAGTGCCTTGGATTCGGGAAACAAACAGCTTGTTGAAGTGGAAATACGCATCGCCACCATCAGTTACAAGCGTTAAGCCAGGACTGTCTACAGTGACGTGTGAGTTCATTGGCGAGCTTGAGGGTGCCTGACCATGGCTAAGTATTACGCGGGTCAAGATGGCAGCGTTGAGCTTGGGGGCAATGCAGTCGCCAAGGTTGTGCAGTGGTCGCTTACTGCCAATACTGATGCGCTAGAGGTAACGACGCTAAGCCAGGACGTTCGAGAATTTACGACTGGAGTCCGGTCTGCATCTGGAGCGTTGACTGTTTTGTACTACGACGACGCACCAGTCAAGCTGCTAAATCAGGTCAACCAAGACACAACGGCGGACCCTTTGATTGCTGCTACTGCCAGGTTGAAGCTGAAGTTTGACGATAAGTTTTTGGAGTTTGATGCAGTGCTGACCAGTGCTGAACTGGCCTGTGTTGTTGGTGAAGTGATGCGCGTCAACGTGAACTACACCATGAGCGGTGATTTCACCAGCAAGTCGCTATGACCGTCTTTGTAGGCAACTCAGGCGTCGTCAAGCTGCGGCGTAGTACACCTGCCACCACGTTTGCCAGCACGGTTGACCCTGGTGACGTAAACGTCACGAAGAAGCGGTTTAGCTTCGACTTTCCGCAAGAGATGCTGCTGACGGGTGATCGCCTGCAGATCAAAAGCACCAATGGGGTAAATCTGGCGTTTATCGACGGGTCCGGCTGGGACGGTGGCAGTCAGCTGCCTGACGGCGCTTGGTATATCAACGTTGACGAACTTGGAGGCATCTGCCTTTATGACACGTTTGCTAATGCTTTGAACGGCGGCAGCACGGGCAAGATCACGTTGGCGGCAATCACAACCGCTATCCCGATTGAGGTCAAAAGCGTCCAGGCTGAGTACAACATCCTTGGTCTGGTCCGTTCTTTTGAGCTGAACAACGACCGTGAGGTTGTAGACGTGACGGCGTTGAGCGATGAGTTCCGCAAGAAAGAAAGCGGGCTGATCAGCGGTAGCGGCAGCATTGAATGCCAGTTCCACTACGACCCAGATATTTCTGGCCTAACGGTTGATTCAGACGTACCGAGCTATCTGCACGAGTTGATCCTTAGGCAAAAATTGGGTGCCGAGTTTGACGCTGAGCTGCACATTGTCCAAAAAGGCAAAAACCTTGATGCGACTGGCGATCAGTTTTATTTCGAGTTCAAGGGCATTGTTACTAATGCTGCGATCGGCTTGGGCACAGGTCAGTTGACAGTTTCTAACTTCAATTTTGTGACCACTGGTGCCATCACTCCGAAGCTTGGAATTGGCCTCATCACCAATTATGTGCTGAAAGAAGACGCCGATCGCATCCTGCTTGAGCAGCCTGGGAGCGGTAAGCTAGAGCTTGAAGATTAGTCTCGTAGGGGCTTGGCGTAATGGCAGATCAGAAGATCACAGCCCTTACAGAGCTGGCTGAAGCCGACGTAGCTTCGACTGATGTTCTGCCCATTGCCGACGTAAGCGCAAGCGAGACCAAGAAGGTCACTGTTAAGAGCCTGGTTGAGCAGGGTGTTGACCTTATTGATGATGCCAGCATTCCAGCAGCCAAGCTTGCATCAATAAGTCCAAGCTCGTTAGGCAGCAGTTCAGGGGCAAAGGAGTTTATTGCTGGCCCGACTGGGGCAGGTGGTGCGTACAGCTCACGAGTCATTGCAGCAACTGACCTGCCTGCAGCAACTGCGTCTGCTCTTGGTGGTGCAGCAGCTGGCACTGGTCTGACCTCTACGTCTGGAACGTTTTCAGTTGACCCTGCGACAACTTCTACTCGTGGAGCTGTCAGCCTGCCAACTGCCTCTGGCTTGAACGTTGATGCCAGCGGCGTTGTATCGCACCAATCAAGCGTTACTGGTCAAACAAAAAACGGTTTCACGGTCAACGACACAGGTCACATCACTGCTGTTGGCAGCATTGCTGCCGGTGATCTGCCCAAAGCGACCAGCTCTGCAGTTGGTGGTGTTTTTATTGGCAGCGGCCTAAGCGTCACTGGTAGTGGCCAGCTGAATCACACCGACAGCATTACGGCTGGAACGACTAGCGGCATCACTTTTAACAGTGAGGGTCACATCACGGCAACGACTGCGTTGACCGGGACTGATCTGCCTAACAGCACCACTACCGCCAAGGGTGGTGTATCTGTACCCTCTGGTGCGTTATCGGTCAGTGGCGCTGGTGCTCTGACTCATGACACGTCAGGCGTTACCGCAGGCACTTATCCGAAAGTCACTGTTGATGTTCGTGGTCACGTCACTGCAGGCACCACGCTGTCAGCTTCTGATATTCCAGATCTGAGCGCAGCCAAGCTGACTTCGGGAACGATTGGAACATCAATCATCGCGAACGACGCGGTGACGGGTGGGAAGCTTGCGGACTCTTCAACTGTCCGTTTTGCAGGCGCACCAGATACGGCAGGTGTCGTCAACTTTGGAACTGCGGACTTCCAGGGTCAGTTCCTATATGACGAGTATCACGATGACTTGTACCTCTGGACGGGGAACAGCTTCAAGTCAATCGATATTGTTAGTGGCGAGATCGTGCTCGCTGGAACGTATGACGCCAGCACGAACCTCGTTGCATCTGTCACGCCAAAGGGCACATCAATCGGCCTGACAGTTGGTCAGCCACTGATCGCACCAGCTGCATCCAATTCCAACCATTATTTGACCGTTAGCCAGTCGGGCACTGGATCGGGTAACGCGCCAGCAGTTGCCTTGGCTCCGCCTGATTTCTTGCTGTCTACTGGCACAGCTTGGGAAGTTCTTGACCTGTCAACGGCGTTGGCGGCTACAGCCGCAAACAACGTC